CTCCTCAGGGAAGGACAGCGGGCGACCCCTGTGGTGCTCGTCCGGGGCGCGGCGGGCCGCTATCTCGGCGGGGAGACCCGACGTAATGTCGTTGACGAGGGCATCGAAGCGGTCTAGCAAATCAGCGATACGCCGTTGCTCCGACAAGCCCGGAAGAGGCAACTTCACTGCAGCTAATCCCTTAGCAGAGAGACGCTTGACCTTTCCTTGCGAGACAAAACTACGCTTCTGTCGGTGGTATTCGTCTGAACGCAACCAATACGACAGATAGCGCGGGTCTTGTTCATGGTGCAACGCAAATGAATCATCATGGTACGCAACCGCATCAGCACCGAGCCAGGCAACACCAATACCAACATCTTCTACCGTTTCACCAACAGCAGCAACAATGACATCTCCCTGGAGCGCAAACCTCAGAGAAGAAGAGAATGACTCTTCAATGTAGCTCAGCACGCTCGTAGTACTGACACCATAATGGGTATAGATCTGTCCGTAATGAATTGCTGGGCACCCGGCACCACCCAGCTGATCGAGGGTGAAACGACGGCCACGTTGAATGGATGCGATATCCCCGAGCTTTACCGGCTCTTCATAATTGAGGGTGTGGGGGTGGTATGCGGGGTTGGGCGTGTCGTGGCCGGGTAGAGGTCGAGGTCTTCCGATGATGGGGGTTGCGACACCGTCCATCTGAAAGACCTCGACATGTCCAATGCTACCTTTGATCGCCCTGATCTGAGCGCCTTCACGGGCCTGGATGACCTAGGACTGGAAGTGATGGGTCAACGTGTAGGAGACGATCGGACCGTCTTGGCCTGCAAGGTAGTGGGTGAGGATCGGTGGTGCCGACAGTGTGGGGGTGAGGGCGTCGTACGTGACACGGTGGTCAGGCGCTTGGCTCACGTACCCTACGGGTGGCACCCCACCATGTTGCACGTGAGCGTGCGCCGCTACCGCTGCCCAGAGTGTGCTCACGTGTGGCGTCAAAACATGAGTGCAGCGGCCGACCCGCGTGCGAAGCTCTCGCGTGCGGCGGTGCGCTGGGCGCTGGTGGGCCTGGTGGTCCATCATCTGACGGTGGCGCGCGTCGCCGACGTATTGGCCGTGTCGTGGAACACTGCCAATACCGCGATCTTAGGTGAAGGCCAGCGCATGCTCATCGATGATCCTGATCGTTTCGAGGGGGTGCGTGTCATTGGCGTGGATGAACACGTGTGGCGACACACCCCATACGGGGACAAATACGTCACCGTCATCTTGGACTTGACTCCTATACGTGACCGTCGTGGTCCCTCCCGGCTCCTGGATATGATTCCGGGCCGATCCAAGCGGGTTTTCAAAACCTGGCTGGCCTCCCAGCCCGACACCTGGCGCGAGCGCATTGAGATCGTCGCGATGGATGGATTCACCGGCTTTAAGAGCGCCGCCGCCGAAGAGCTCCCAGACGCGAGGGCGGTCATGGATCCTTTCCACGTTGTGCGCCTGGCCGGTGATGCTCTCGATGAGTGCCGCAGGCGCATTCAGCAAGAACTTCACCATCGGCGCGGGCGGGCCACGGATCCCCTGTACAAGGCTCGCAGGATGTTACACACCAGATCTTGCCTGCTCACCCCACGCCAGCAACACCAGCTAGCCGACCTGTTCGCCAGCGATTGCCACGTCGCACTCGAAGTCACCTGGAGCGTCTACCAGAACATCATCGACAGCTACCGCGATCCCCACAAAATCCGCGGCAAGGCCCTAATGCAAGCCGAAATCAACACACTGACCTCCACGCGCGTACCCAGGGGCCTGACCGAGCTCATCACGCTGGGCAGAACGCTCAAACGCAGAGCCGGAGACATCTTGGCTTACTTCGATCATCCCCACACCAGCAACGGTCCTACCGAAGCCATCAACGGCCGCCTCGAACACCTACGCGGATCCGCACTCGGATTCCGAAACCTCAACCCCCAACTACACCCTCAATTATGAAGAGCCAAGAAACCTCTGAAAGGATGGTTTCAGACAGATGATAGCACGAAGCGAGGGCGTCGCAAACCATCACAAACTCAGACTATATAGAACAGCAGCCATCATCAGCTACAAACCTCAGCCCCTAAGGACCAATATCGAACAGATCACTCGCATACAACAGCACCTGGCAGAGCTTTCTACGCTAACTACAAGAGCTCTCATTCCTCACATTCAAGCTCTTCACTCATCTCATCCTCCGCCTCACACCAGTGCTCACCAGAGTGCCCCACCTCAAGTCGACAGTGAACACCCCCAAGTTTCCTGCGCCCATAAGGGAAGTAAAGAGCATCACACCAGTCTTCAGATGCAGGCATGTTCACAACACCAATCAACCATTTTCACTACGACAAATTCCAGCGGTGGATCAGACTATGGACACTTACTATCGCAGCTCGTGCAGTGCCAGTCCCCGACATTTTCACACCACAAGTACGTATTTTCCCCACAGTCAACGCACGAGCCATGAGGAACATCTTCAAGCTCAGACATAATCACTCCTGCCACTAAGAGGTGCATTAACACTACTTAGTATGCCAGAAGAAATCAACAAAAGACATTAGTTAGCTATTGAAAATACTGAACATTACCCATTTTGAATATTTGCAAACAAGAACTATAAACAATCAGCACACGAGCTTAATAAAGCCACTAATGATTAAAACACCCACAATCACATAGCTTCAAGGTCACTGATAGCACAGCCCACTTCTCCGCCCAGGATCCTTACGACAATAATTCGACGTAACACAACACGAGACCCCATACCAGACACCTCACCCCCACAGGCACACGCACCCAATTACGAAGCATCAACAGCATCAGCTAAGTCCACACAGACACCAGGCCTGCCAATCTCAGAAAATAACATCATCTTCCTTGCATTGGACACAGGTCACACCCTACAATGCGGTTCATGGGTAACCTCGGGCGATATCAAGAGATCACTTCGCAAGCTAAGGAAGCCGGCGGGGTAGACCGTTATCTAGCAGAAGAAAGACGGGATGCGGTCTCTCAAGCTGCACCCATACTGCTTGCAACAGGCGCTTTCGTAGCTCTTTCCATCGAAAAAGTCGTTGCACACATACGCCACAAACTCCGTGAGCGCGACCAGAATGGCAGAGCCTGCAAGACAGCCGATAACGATTTGCGCACCGCGCCAGAGTCTACAACGACTCAAACCATGAACTGCGAGCCGGAGGTTCAGGACAGCCACCCCTCCGAATCCGGGGGCGACGAGCAACACTACATTGACAACGAAGGAGACAACTATGCCAACAGGTCCTAGCCACTATGTTATCCGCCGCGAAAATGGCCCCGGCTCACAGTGGGACGAACCATGCCGTTGCATGATCGGCTCAGATCATGACCCTAACGGCTCCACCATTTCACTGATGGACTATGAGCACTGGGATAGGGAGGAAGGCCGCTACCGCGCAAACCCTGATTGCCCAGTCTGCGGCGGCGACGGAGCATGCGCACTGTGCGAAGGCGACGATTAAGTCTCCACCTGACTGCACAAAGCATCCTCATGCTCGGATCAGCTTTCAGCAGCTCATAGCCTACTGCTGCCGTCCAAAGACAAACCCCGGGCTTCCAACGGAAACCCGGGGTTTGAGATGGGTGGAGATGGGGGGAATCGAAACGAAGGCCCCTAATCGCGCCGAAAAATGGGCGCGCCGATCTGTGTGCGCCACTACAGCGCCGCAAAGTTTAGCGGAATATGCGACCCAAGACGCCGGGCTTTGGGGCGGGCTGCTGAGGTGCGCCAGGCCAGCGGATAGGCGCGGACGGGGCTGCTGGCACAGGCTGGGACTGTGCAGCCTTCACGGCGGCGCGCGTGTGCGCAACGAAGCGCATCAGTCCATCAACCGCTTTGCGCTCGAAGTGGAGAGTCAGCAGTGCGCGCTTAGTCTCGATCATGAGCCACTTATCGCCGCCGCTTTTCTTCTTTGCTGCCAGCGCGAAGATCCCGAGCGTGACGAGGCGGGTCGCGGTAACGCGCGCCTGCATGGCCTCACCATCCTCAACTTCGACGCTGACGACGTCAGTCAGCGGGATCCGCTGGATTGACTCGCCGCGCCGCTTCGAGTCGTACAGGAGCTCAGTGTCGGTGCAGATGATCTCAGCGGGATCGGATGAGTAGAGGCGGAAAGCGCCTTTGGGGCGGTGCATAGCTCCTCCTTTGAGTACGACCTACCTATAGGCAGTCTACAGCTCGCACGAGGACGTGGAGGCTATTCCGGAGAGGCTTCGTCCGAGAGGCGCTGCTCGGCCTCGGCAGCTACATCGGCGCCGCTGACTCCGAGCGCCTCGCACATCGCGCCGAAGTCGCTCATCGTGCAGACAGTGTCGCCCGCGAAGATCTTGTAGCAGCGCGCGCGAGTGATGCCGGCGCGCTCAGCGAGGCGGTCGATAGTTAGGTCCAGACTTTGCAGACGCTCCTTGAGTACAGCTAAAACGGCGCGTTCAAAGGGACTCGATTTAAGAGATCTGCTTCCCATGAGGTAAGCATATCTACTTTTGTAGACCCATGTCACATGAAAACGAGTTGCAAAATCTCTATTTGTAGACTTATATAGTAGTCATTGGTCTACAAATGTAGAAAGGAACCATGAGATGACGGTCGCAGCCGTAATCAAGAGCATGGCCCGTGAGCTGGGCATCTCTCAGACGGAGCTTGCTGCCCGCGCTCGTATGAGCCGCGCGAGCCTGTCCCTCAAGCTCAACGAGCGCCGAGATCTGACCTTGCCGGAAGTTGAACGCCTCGCAGCGGTGCTCGGCACCACCGTCCGAGACCTCCTCGCCCGCGCCGAACACGGCAGCGACCTCGAGTACGAGGAGTCCGAGGGCGGGGACTACGCGATCCAGGACAAGCCGTCAGGCGTCGTGCTCCTCCAGGCCTCGCACGGAAGCATCTACGACGAGGACATCCCGGCATGAGCGCCGTCGTCGCGGTGACCATCGGCCTAGTTCTCGCGGTCGCCGCAGTGCCGGTCATCGTCTGCGTCGTATACCTCGCGTGTGTCTACGGAGGGGACGCGCTCGACCACCTCGTTTATATGGGCCTCGACGCGGGTGAGCGGATCGAAGAAGCGATCGACAAGGCGGTGGCCGACAAATGATCGCAGTCACCCCGTTCGCTCCGGACCGCTGGTACTCAGCCCAGCAGGTCCAGGAAACCCTCAGCCTCTCCCGCTCAACCGTCGAGCGTCTCGGAGTCGAGGGCAAGGTCGCCGCAATCAAGATCGGTCGATCCGTACGCTACAGCGGCGACGACCTCAACCACCAGTGCCAGAGCCTCGGCTCCGGCACCACCGAAAAGAAGAGCTCCCAGCGGTAGAAGCGCTGGGAGCGGCAGAACCCCTAGAGAAAGAAGGAAGATTCCGTGAACAAGACTACCACACGCCGCCGCCACCTGCGGCCCTGGCGAACACTCATCGCAGGCGGCTCACTCGCCGCCGCCCTCACCCTCGGTTTCGCAATGCGAGGACTCGATAACCCCGACGGACTCCCCGAGTGGACCTTCTTCCCGGCCCTCGGACTCCTCGCGCTCGCGGTCTGTTTGATCCGTGCGGACTGGAAGGCAGGCCGGCTGTGAACGCCTCGGTCATCTTCCTCTCTGTTGTCCTCCTCTTCGTCGGATGCGGCCTGCTCACCTGGATCGCAGTCCGAGGTGCATCGCGCGCCGCCTCCATCGAGGAGATCGCCGCACGCATGGCTCGGTCGGCATCGAAGGCCAGGGCGAAGGGCACGACGTTGCTCGAGCGTCACGTCGGCTTCGATTACTACGACGTGGACGGTGAGGCTCCGCTGCCTCATCTGATCTGCCTCGCGACGCAGGACGTGGTCATGGAGGCAGAGCTCAACAACTGTTACGCGCTGGATACGCCGGAGATCGCGGTCGATCTCGACCGCCAGCAGATCCACGTCACCCTCGAAGTTCTCCGGCTCGACGGCCCGCGCCTGGACGTGCGCGCCTGACAACCTCAGACCTACTGCAAACCCCACGAAACAAAGGAAAACCAATGAACGCCAAATACTGGGCGGCGGGAGCTGCCCTCACCATCGCGGCCCTAGCGCTGCCCTACGGCGCAGCCTATGCCGCTGCCGAGGCGGCACCGACCATGACCGCGCAGGTCACCAAGGCCACCAGTGCCTCCCGCCAGACCTCGAGTGAGGTCACCGTCGAGGGAACCTGGTCCGCGCCGAGGCTCGCCGTCGGCCAGCAGTTCACGGTCGCCAGCAAGGACGGCGGCTTCAAGTGGCTGGCATCGTTCCCGTTCGTCCTAGACGACGGGACCAAGATCGGCGACTGCGAGGCCAACGAGGCGACGCTGACCTGCACAGTCACCGAGGTTCCCTCTTCCTACACGGACAAGACCGACGTCTCCGGAAACTTCCACGCTCGCGCGCGGCTCTCGGATGCTGCCGTCGGCACCGAGGACACGCAGATCGTCGTGAACGGCGAGGTCACGCGAACGCTCGTCTGGGGCGACAAGGAAGGCACGGGCACCTGCACGAGCGATTGCTCGTCGCCCGCGCACTTCGAGTACGCAGCGCCCGAAACGATTAAATTCGGGTGGACCAATGCCGACAAGTCGATCAGCTGGGGCATCAAGTGGAGCATCGAGGCCGGCAAGACCTACACGCTGACGGACGAGACCAACAAGCTGCCGAAGGCTGTGAAGTGCTCGTCTGGCCCGACCTGGGATCCTGCGACTACGACCTGGACCGACGGCGCGCTCGACGAGGACGCGCACACGCTGACTTTCACGCCGCCCGCAGGCTCGCTGGTCTGCGTCGTCTACCCTGCTGCGACCCCGCACGTCGAGGGCCAGGACACCTACACCAACCGCGCGACCATCAACGGCGCGTCTTTGGAGGCAACCGCGACGATCAAGGCATCGGGCGGTACGGACGGCGACGGTAAGACCAAGCCGAAGCCTGCCCCGGTCCCCACGCCTGACCCGAGCACGCCGACGCCCGCGCCGGTCCCGTCTCCTCTCCCGAAGCCGTCGCCGAAGCCGACCCCGACGCCTACTCCTACGCCCGCGCCGACGCCGGGCACGGTGAAGCCCGCGCCGAAGCCTGAGCCGTCCTCGACTCCCACAGCCGAACAGCCGAAGCCCGCGCCGGCCGCCGCCCCTGCCCCGCAGGAGCGCCTCGCTAAGACTGGCGCAACCACTGACGGGATCTTCCTCTCTGTCGGAATCATCGCCTTCGGAATCGGCGTAGGCCTCGTCATCCTCCGCCTGCTTGAAGGCCGTAAGCACGAAGAGGAGACCGCCCGATGAACGCAAAGCACCTCACAAACCCGGTGACACTGACCCTAGAGCTCGACGAACTCGGGTGGCTGCGCAACTTCCTCAAGGAGGAAAGCCTTCACGCTGAGATCGACCACGAGGAAGTCGAGAGGCTCCACACTGACGTCGCTATCCAAGTCGCGAAAACCGTGCTCAGCCGTGAGCACGCCCAGATGACGAAGATCATCGAAGCCATGGACGAGGCCCTGGCCGCAGACGACCAGCGCGAAGCCCTCGCGAGGAAGATTAGCGCAACGCTGCCCGTCGCGCTGCAGGCCTCTGACGAGGTCGTCGCAGCGATGGAGGAGGAGCGGTGAAAGGTCGATACATCGCTGTCTATCTCGACAGCGTTCAGGTGCAAGCGCTGCGAGACGACGCTCAGGAGACTGTTCTCATCGCTGATGAGGATCTGGAGATCACGAAGCAGATCAACGACCTCGCCGCCCGACGTCTCGCTCGCGAAGCGATCGACAAGAAGCGCGACCTGTACCTCGAGATCGTCGGAAAGCTCCAGGAAGCATCCGAGCGCCTCAACGTCGGTGAAGGCGACTACATCGACGAGTAAGCACACTCCCCGATGAGCGCGACCATCGAGGAGGCCACCCGCCACCCGGAAAAACAAGGCGGGACAGGCTAAAGATCGCGCAGCCCGACAAGCAGACTCCCGGGTGCAAGTCCCGGGCGGGCACGAAGCCCGCGCCAATGAGTGCAGGGCAAGACCCCCTAGAGAAGGACCACCAATGACCACCATCAACGAGATCAAGGACAGGCTGAACGCCGTGGCGTTCGCTGGGCGCAGCTACGCAGGCGCAGTCCGCGCCGCGATCGCGAAGGCCTACACAGACGCTGTCGCTGCCTTCGACCAGAACGCAGCCGTGGATATGGCGTACCTGCTCGACCGTGTCGATGAGCTGCAGGACGCGATCGCCGTCGCAGCTTCGGACCTCGCCGACGTAGCAAGCTACGTCGCCGCCAGGTACGCCGGCACACCCGACGAAGCCAGCGAAATTCGCCTAGCAATCGGCGAACCAATCGACGCCCTAGTCAACGTCTCACAGGGCACACCGATCACACCCGAGGAGGCCGGGGAATGAGCGGCGCCGGACTCCTCAGCATCGAGTGGGAGATCGCCGACCAACATCTCCCCATGCCTCATATCGTCGCGACGGCCTGCTCCGCGTTCGTCGAGGAAGCAGAACGCCGCGGACTCGTTATCCGCTCCGGACCCTCACCTTCCGTCCTGCACGAGCTCCGGATCGTGCGAGTCACCGGCAAGGTCACCCGCCAGGACGACGAAACCCCCGAGCCGCAGCCACCGCACACACTGCGACGCTGCCCCGCCTGCGGCGTCCACATCTACGACCTCACCGACATCGAAGGAGCCGAGCAATGATCGAAATCAAGCAGGCGCGCAACGTCCCCGGCTTCCGCTTCTGCCCTGTCTGCCGTACGCGCCTCGCGCCGAAAGGCTCGAACGTTCGCGTCACCGTCGACGCCGAAAACGAAGCAACCGCAATCGAGCACATCACGCACAAAGCCTGCGCACAAACCGTCATCGCCTTCACTCGCGCTCGCGGCTACACTCCGGCTGAGCTGGCGGAGGTCGGCGTCTGGGCTGAGGAGCAGCGATGAGGCTCCCGATCAGGATCCAGCGCCGCAGCGCGCGCGGTTGGAGGACACCGGCTCACGCGAAATATGTAGGGCCGGGCAGCTTCTACGGCAATCCGTTTAGGGTCGCTCAGTCGCCGTTTGAGCTTAAATATCGCGACACCTTTACCGTCGAGTCTCCTGCGGAGGCTGTCGAGAAGTTTCGTGAGTGGATCAGACACACGGCAGAGGGGCGGTTCGTCGCCGGGTGCGCGGCGCGGAACCTCTGGGGCCTCGATCTCGCGTGCTGGTGCCCCGATGATCAGCCGTGTCACGCGGATGTCCTATTGGAGATCGCAAACCCGCGCGGGGCGCGCGAATTCGAGAACCCCTACTACAGGATGTGGGATCGAGACGAGGCCGCAGAATGACAACTATAGGGAGTCTCTTCTCAGGGTACGGAGGGCTTGATATGGCCGTCCGTATGGCGCTCGATCCTGCGGCGCGGGTCGCTTGGACGAGCGACGTCGAGCCGGGGCCGTGCAGGCTTGCTGAGGTGCGCTGGCCGGGCGTCCCGAACCTTGGGGACATCACGCAGGTCGATTGGTCGAACGTTGAGCCGGTAGACATCATCTGCGGCGGCTCGCCGTGCCAGGACCTGAGCCTAGCGGGCCGTCGTGCGGGCATGGCCTCGGGCACGCGCTCGGGCCTGTGGGAGTCGATGTTCGAGGCAATTAAGACGTTGCGTCCGCGTCTGGTGGTTTGGGAGAACGTGCGAGGAGCGTTAACAAGTGGAGCCTATAGTCTGGTGGAACAAGAACAGGGACTGCTGGGAGACGGAGCAGATGGACCTCTTCTCCGAGCGGCCGGTCGTGTGGTCGGCGACCTGGCCTCCGTCGGGTATGACGCGCAATGGTGTACTATCCGTGCTTCCGACGTCAGCGCCCCTCACCAGCGAGAGCGTTTTTTCCTTACTGGCCACCCCGCAGGCGAACCTTGGGAGCTGCGGGGGCTCGCAGGAGCCGGAGAAGCGGCGGGCAGGGGGGCACTCCGTGAGTCTCGCGGATCAGATCGAACACCTGGTGCCCTGATCCCGACGCCGACTGCGTCGGACCACAAGGCCGGCCGTCATCAGGACGGGACGGGAATGAGCCTATCCCAGGCAGTGCAGATGCTACCGACGCCGGTCGCGCAGCCCTCGGGCAACTCGCCAGAGGCACACCTCCGCAAGAAGCCAGGCAGGGAGCGCATCACCGACCTAGCGATCCTCGTCGAGAACGGCCTGCTGGCAACGGGAGGTCTCCTGCCGACTCCGCAGGCGACGAACGCGACGGCCTCCTCGACCGGCTACGGCGCAAACCTTCACGAGGTGGCTCGCGAGCTGCTGCCGACTCCGTCTGCGTCTGACGCGATTATGGGCCTTCCTCGGACGAGCGGTCGCCCGCCGGAGAAAGCAACGAAGCTTGCGACGCGGATCGAGTACACCGACTTTGGGATGTACGCGCCCGCGATCGCGCGCTGGGAGCAGGTGCTCGGGCGTCCGGCTCCGGCTCCGACTGTCCCGCCGACGCGCGAGGGGGGGCGAGCCCGCCTCTCAACGAAGTTCGTCGAGTGGCTAATGGGTTTACCCGATGGGCATGTGACCGGCGAGGATCTCGGCCTGACACGCGAGCAGCAGCTACGCCTCCTCGGAAATGGCGTCGTCCCGCAGCAGGGCGCCGCAGCTATCTACCAGCTCACCAGGATCGCCCTTGAGGAGGCAGCATGACCGGCATCGACCCACTGAAGGACATCCCAGGTGTCGAGGAGTTTCAGGAGCGCGCGATCGTCCGCGCGGTCCGGCTGACTCGTGAGAACGCGGAGACGATCGCCCGCCGCGCGCGCAAGCGTTGCGGCTTCACGCCGGACGGGCGGGTGATGCTCGTCGAACACACCTACACGATCTGGGCGCTTGAGGGGGACATGATCGTCGCACGCCCGGGCAGTATGCGTCTGTCAAACCGCATCCCGGAGGACTTCACAGCCTGGTACACGAGGCCGGGCAAACAGCTCACAGAGGAGGATCTGGGATGAGCGCGCAGCTGGTGTGGGAATCGCGAGTCCTGCCGCTGACTCGCAGCAAGCTAATCACCGCCAACGACAAGATGCACTGGGCCGCGCGCTCGCGGCTCACGAAGCAGCTACGCCAGTGGGGCTACCTGCTTGGCCGTGAGGGTGAAGGCGTCGCGCGCCTCGGCCTGCAGCATGCCCGCGTGGAGATCGAGTTTGCATATCCGGACCGGCGGCGGCGTGATCGCAGCAATCTCGCGCCAACGGTAAAGGCACTCATGGACGGGCTGATCGACGCAGGGCTGCTTCCCGATGACGCGGACCGCTTCCTCGATGGGCCACACACCGTCATCGCGGAACACCTGGCGGCGAAGCACTTGAACATTCCGATGTATGAGGTCCGCGTGCTCGTGTACGCGGACACAGAGAAGAAAGAGAGCAAGTAATGGCTGGAGAAACCGTCATCACTGTCATCGGTAACCTGACCGCTGACCCCGAACTGCGATGGACGCAGTCCGGCGCCGCCGTCGCCGACTTCACCGTCGCCTCAACCCCCCGAACCTACGATCGTAACGCCGGGGAGTGGCGCGACGGCGACACCCTATTCATGCGCTGCTCCGTGTGGCGCGAGACCGCTGAGAACGTCGCCGAGTCGCTGCGTAAGGGCATGCGCGTCATCGTTC